TTTAATAGGTATGTGGACTTTAATTCCTGAGGACAATCATCCCGTACTAATTGTAGAATTCCAAGAAGATGAGTGGGATATTTTAGACATGTACTCTGAAGTTAGACTTCGTCGAGTTTGGGATGTAGAATGGAATCGTATTCGTATATTTGCGTCACACGGGGATGTTACACCTAATGGTATTGTAGACTTTGGTATTAACTTTAGAGATGCTGAAATGCCTTTTGCATATTTAGAAGGGGCTATGGATGAGGATAAACTAGGAATTAATGGAATGGTTTATTATTGGGGACAAGAAGAAAAGCCGATAGGTTTTACTGCGGAAAAATTATAATGCCTCTTTACAGCTATCACTGCAAATCCTGCGATGAGGTTTTTGAAGACCTTGTAAGCGGCTCTAAATATAAAGAACCTCAAGAGTGTCCTAAATGCGGAACACTTTCTGAAAGAACTGCATACGGTCAAAAGATAAACGCTCACGGATTAGGATTAACTGAAGGTCGAGGTGAGGGTGATAAAGCTAAAACCGAGCATAGGTGGATGGAAAAGGAAATACAAACCACCAAAGGAGCCCTTGAAGGTAAATCAGGAGTATCTCCGTACACTAATTATAAAATAAATAAAGAAGCCGCTGTTCAAGCAGGGTTAGCTAAAAAGGTAGACCCAAAAACAGCTAGACAGAAAAAGAAAAATGCAGCAAAACTTACACAGACAGTATCAAAAGCAATGTCTGATAAAGATTTAAAAAGAGCTCAAGATGGGCATAACGTAAAGGATAATTCATAAATGACTACAGTAAATTTTTTAAACACTTCTCAAAATCCTGACCCTGCTTACAAGCACGAAGATGATGCAGGATTTGATTTATACTCTAATGAAGAGGTTGTTATAGAGCCTGGAGCTACAACATTAGTCGACGTTGGTTTACGAGTAGACATACCTCCAGGGTATGAAGGTCAGATTAGACTTAGAAGCTCCTACTCTAAACTTGGAGTTATTATCCCTAACGCTCCTGGAACTATTGACAGTGGATATAAAGGTCCTATAATGGTAGCTATTAGAAATTTAAAACCTCATGAGCCTTTTATTATTGCAAAGGGTGAAAGATTTTCTCAAATGGTCATTAGCGAAGTTCCAGACATTTTTTTAAATTCTGTAGACAAAGAAACCTTCTTTAAGGATAAAACCTCCCGTAATGAGGGAGGGTTCGGCTCTACAGGTAATACTTAATAATATTATTTTTTTTCTATATATTTTTTATAACGCTAACTCTTTTATAAGATAATGACTACCACATATGAATTATCAGATAATATCCAACGAGGTATTATATACTTAGCTAAATCGGATGTAGGGTTTCTTACTCAAGCCATGCCGATGGTAAAGCCTGAATACTTTGAGTATCCTTCACATCAAAAGATGTTTAAGATTATTGTAGAGTATTATATTAAATATAAAATGCTACCTTCGGATGACTTCATACTAGAGGAAGTAAAGAAAGTAAAAACTTCTAACGAGTTATTCTCAGATTATCGAGAAGAGCTGAAGTTAATCAACAATCTTGATGAGAAGTCTATTAATAATGAAGACTATATTTTAGATTTAGTTGAAGGTTTTGCAAAGGAACAATCTCTAAAAGACGCTATTATCCGTTCAGCCGAGATGGTAAAATCTAAGAAGTATACAGAGATTGAACCTATTATGAGAGACGCTATGACTGTAAGTCGTAATGTTGATTTAGGTTTAGATTATTTTTCAGACATTGAAGAACGATGGGCTCGTTTAAATTCAGATACTAATAGTGCGGAGCATAGAACCATATTTGAATCTTTGAACGAAGCACTTGAAGGTGGGTTAGCATCGAAGGAGTTGGCAATGGTAGTCGCACCTCCTGGCGTAGGTAAATCTCTTTACTTAGCTAATCAAGCTGTAAGGTCTTGTTTAGACGGGTCTAACGTTCTTTATATTTCGTTGGAAATGGCTGAGGATAGAGTGGCACAAAGGTTAGACAGTATATTCTCTCGCATTAGGCAGGACCAACTTAAAGATAGGTGCGATGACTTGAAAGATAGATTAAACCAAGTAACTACTACCGTACCTAACAGAGGTCAGCTTAAGATTAAAGAGTTCCCTACTAAGAGAGCCTCAGTTAATCAAGTTAGAGCCTACTTAAATCAATTAAGTAATTATGAGAACTTTTCTCCTGATGTTATTATCGTAGATTATCTTGAGTTGTTAGCTACCGATTCAGAGATGGCTGAATATCAATCACAAGAAAGACTTGCACAGGAATTAAGAGGTCTTGCTATTGAGCATAAGTGCTTAGTGTGGACAGCAACTCAAACAAACAGAGAAGGTAAAAAGGTACGTTTAATTACAGATACAGAGCTTGCTGATTCTTATGGTAAGACTAGAGTATGCGATTTAGTTATCTCTATAAATCAAGATGAAGAAGAGTTCGATAAAGGAAAATCTAGAATTTATATAATTAAATCTAGGAATGGTAGGGCTAGATTTGTTATCCCTGCGAGAATGGATTATCAACGCTTAGTAATAGGACAAGAATCATGAAAAACTACGAACACCCAAATGTACTCCATATAGGTTTTAAATCTTATGATATAGTTCAAAAAGAACTTAACGATGTAGATGGAGATGAATGTTATGGCTATGTAGACTTAGCCACGAATACAATATACCTAGACCCCAATCAAGAGGAGATAGATTATAAAGGAACATTACTTCATGAGATTTTACATGTAGGGTTTCAGTTATTCGGACTAGGTGATGATGACGAAATGCCAGGAATAAGAAATGAGTTCTTAACAACTATTACATCTAACATGATGCAGATGTTAGTAGGTTTAAATCCTGAGCTTTTTGAATTTATATTTTCAAAATCTTTTAAAAATGTCTATAATAAAAAGAACAATGAATAACGAAATAATAGATTTATACGACAAATTTGAGGACGAGTACTTATCTATATCTAAGAAGTATTTACAGATTAGTGATACTGACATAGATACGACTTTAATGAATCATTCGGCAATCTACGCATATTTTGCAGCATTGCTATCCTACGCTAAAAAGGTAAAGGATAAGAAAGTTATTGAAGCAGATAAAAAAGAATCAGAGGTAATGGAAACTAGGAGAGCACAATTGGAGATGAACGGGCAAAAGGCAACGCAAGGTGGTTTAAACTCTTATGTGCTCTCCGTCCCTGAACTAGTTCAAATAAAAGCAGAACTAGCCACGGCTGATAGTAAGTACTCATTAGCTAAAAGCTTAATTAACGCACTAGACCATCAGAAAGACTGTCTAGTGCAATTGTCAGCCAATAAAAGAGCTGAAGCAAAACTATTTTCAACTAATTAAAAAACTAATAATAACATGGTAAACATCGAAGAACTACGTAAAAAATATAATCAAATAAATAAACAGCCTGCGGCTGATACTCAAGACTTCCTCAAGAAGTTTTTAATGATGGAAGAAGGTACGACTCAAGTGCGAATACTTCCTGCTAAAAACCCTGATGATAACTTTTATGCCGAGACAGGTATTCATCGTATCAATGATAAGAACTATCACTGCCCACGAGTAAAAGGTGATGACTGTCCTCTTTGCGATTTGAGTTTCAAACTTTGGAATTCTAAAGAGCAAGGTAATATGGATATAGCACGTCAGATTAAAGCTCGTAAGCGTTTCTACTTAAATGCAGTAGAGCGTGAGACAGGTGACGTTAAAATCTTATCAGTAGGTATTAAACTATTCAGCAAGATTCTAGATTGTTTCTTTGATGATGATTATGGAGATATTACTGATTTGAAGACAGGTAATGATTTCAAAATCGTCAAAGATAAATCTGGAGAATGGCCAAATTATGATAAATCATCTCCAAAGCCTGCTAAGTCTCCTGCCGGAAACGACATGGAAGTAGCAACTTGGATGGACCAATTGCATGATATTCAAGGTCTAGTTAAAGTAGCCTCTTATGAAGAGCTTAAAAAGCTAGCCGCAGAAATCACAGGAGAAGATATTGTCGAGCAAGTAAAAGCAGTAGCTTCTAATTCAACAGAAGCTCCGGCAGAGGAGGAAGATTATCTCTCGCACCTTAAAGGGTTAGAGTAGTTATTTTTTTGTGTTGGACTGCTTTTAAGGATAGCATTTTACACGTCTTTAAAAGTGGTCCTTTTTTATTATTATGGAAAAGAAATTAAAAATATTAGTAGTTCCCGCAAATGAAGGTGGGTGTAGCTATTATAGAGCAATTATGCCTTTTGAAAAACTTCAACAGCATTGTGGTGA